AAAGCACAACTGGCGCAACACCCCCTAAAGGTGCGGCATCTTCTGACAAGTCTGGTGAGCGCATGGGTAAAACCGTGGGTGGCGTTTGCATGGGTAAGGAAGATAAAGTAGGCGCTGACAAGCTGTTCAATACTGGTCGCACAGACGGTATTTGCTACACAAAAACTAAATCAGAGTACCGCTAAAAAGCGAAACCCAAACAGTCATGCACGACTGAATGGGCTTCTAAACATCACAAATGAAAAGGATTTGAAATGTCTACTTTGAATTGTAAGGCTTGTGTTTACTTTAATGACATAGGTCAGATGGGGCAATGCAGACGCTACCCCACTTTCCAAAACCGCCATCATACCGAGTGGTGCGGTGAATTTGAGTTAGTTGCCATCGTCCCAACGGAGGATGTTTCACCCGTCCAAGTGGCGGGTGCTTTTTCTGGTAAGAAGCGCGGCAGACCAGCAAAGGCGGCAAAATGAACTTGCAACCACTCAAAGACAAGATTCTGGTGCGTCCTGAACAACGCATTCAAAGCACAATCTATTTCCAATCAGCAGAAGCCGAAAGCCGCGGCACAGTTATGGCGGTAGGCCCAGAAGCCGAAGCCGAGGGCTTAAATGTTGGCGACAAGATTGCATTTGGTACGTTCCACAAAGACTACAAAGACGAATATTTAAAGTTTGAGGAAATCAAACACGATGACCAGCGCTTACTCAAGATGAGTTGGCAAGATGTATGTTTTGTAATTGAGGAGTAAACATGGCGACTAAACCCGGCTTGTATGCCAACATTCACAAAAAGCAAGAACGTATCGAGCGCCAAAAGGCAGAGGGTAAACCCGTAGAGCGTATGAGAACGCCCGGCTCTAAGGGCGCACCTACTGCTGAAGCATTTAAACAATCTGCAAAAACTGCAAAGAAATAAAATGCCACTTATTAAATCTAAATCCCCCGAAGCGTTTAAAAAGAACATTAAAGCTGAAGTAAAGGCTGGCAAACCCATTAAACAGGCTGTTGCAATTGCTTACTCAGAAAAGCGTGAAGCCGCTAAAAAGGATAAGAAAAAATGATTGAGCAAGTAAAAGCCCGAATTGCTGACCTTGAGAAGCAAAAAGAACAAATGTTGGCTAACTTTCACGCCATTTCAGGCGCTATTGCCGAGAATGAAGCATGGCTAAAACAACTTGCGGTTGAAAAGCCAGCCGAAACCGAGTAAATTAGTGGCACTATGCCAACACTAGCCGACATATACAGCGCCATCGACTCCGCTAAACGCAAGGGGTCTGATTTTGTTTGCAATCCCGGTGCAAGCCTCCAGCAAATGGCTGGTTACGGCATGGACAGGGCAAATGCCGCAAGGGATCAGCTATATGAGGCTACTGAGGCTGAAGGCATAGGTTACGGGCCAAAGACTAAGGCGCTGGCTCAAAAGATGGCTGAGTCATATAACCCTATAGGTATGACCACATGGCATGGATCGCCTCATGTATTTGAAAAGTTTGATCTAGGCAAGTTGGGAACTGGTGAAGGCGCACAGGCTTATGGGTCTGGGTTATATATGGCGCAAAACCCTAAAGTTGCTGAAGATTACGCTAAAACATTAGCCGCCAAATCAATGACAATAAATGGTCAGCCAATAGTTAAAGACATAAACAACTATTCTGTTCAAAAACTTGTTGGCGAATATGGAAACGACTTGCCAAAGTTAAAATCTGAATTAGACAAATATGCCAAAGATTATGCTGGCAACCCTTATGCTGACTTAATATCAGCACAAAATATAAGCAAAGCGATTGATGAAAAAAAGTTTAATGTAAATGCGGGCGGTAATCTTTACAAAGTTGACTTGCCTGACACACATATCCGCAGAATGCTTGATTGGGATGCACCTATAAAGGAACAACCCGTTGTTGTGCGTAAATTAGCCAAATCATTAGGGATTGACATGAATGACCTTGGCGGTGATTTGCTGGCTAAAGTAGGCAAAGACGAAGCTGGACGCAAAGTCATGCAAGACGCAGGGATTCGTGGCGTGAAGTATTTGGACGAGAAAAGCCGCTTTTCACCCCATGAAGTGTCCATAGCCGTAAAAGGCAAGCCATACGCTTCAAACCAATTTCTTACAAAAGAGCAAGCGGAAAAATATGCCGCTGAAAAGAAAGCCGAAGGGTTTGAAACTGCTTACAAAAACGTAGGTACTAAAAATTTTGTGGTGTTTGACCCAAATCACATGACAATCCTAGAACGCAACGCAAAACCCATCAATGACTGAAACAACCGAAAAACGCCCTGTTGGTCGCCCATCCCTCTACAAATCAGAGTATTGTGAGGAAGTGATTGCATTGGGCAAAATCGGCAAAAGCGTGGAACAAATAGCCTCAAGATTAGGGTTTTCCCTACGCACAATGTATCAATGGCGTGATGATCACGAAGAATTTTTGCACGCCTTGGAAGAAGCCAAGCAACATGAACTAGCTTGGTGGGAAGATCAAGCCGATTCTTACATGGTTGAGACTAAGGATGGGCCAAGGCTAAACGCAACATTGTGGTCTAGGTCTATGGCGGCAAGATTCCCCAAAAAGTACCGTGAGAGCGTAAAGCAAGAGATTACAGGCGCTGATGGTGCGCCATTGCTAACGGGCATTCAAGTTAGCTTTGTAAAGCCTGATGACATCTAAGACGCATGGGACAACCCATTCGTGTTGGAATGTTAAGCCAGCGTTCAAGGATGTTGATGTGCGCCTTTTTCTGGCTTTCCAGCGCACCTAGCCAAAAACCGAATTGAGTTCCAACAACCTATGTCTGATGTAACCCAAGCAATTGCGAAGGCAGAATTCCCACTCAAGTTGGAATGCCTGTTTAAGCCATCACGTTACAAAGTCCTGTACGGTGGACGCGGTGGCGCTAAGTCATGGGGGGTTGCTAGGGCTTTGCTGATTAAAGGCGCACAAGCCCCGTTAAGAGTGCTTTGCGCCCGTGAATTCCAGACTTCCATCAAAGACTCAGTTCACAAGCTACTGTGTGACCAGATCGAGGCTTTAGGATTGCTTGGCTTTTACGAAATCACACAAACTAACATCAGGGGCAAAAATGGCTCAGAGTTCAGCTTTGTGGGTTTAAAGAACAATGTTGCCAACGTCAAGTCCTATGAGGGTGTTGATGTGTGTTGGGTTGAGGAAGCGCAGACAACCAGCCGTATGTCGTGGAACGTCCTGATTCCAACGATTCGTAAGGAAAAGTCTGAAATCTGGATTACGTTCAATCCTGAGTTAGAGACTGATGAGACTTACCAGCGGTTTGTAGCTAACCCGCCAGAGGATTGCATAGTCCAAAAGGTCAACTGGTCTGATAACCCGTGGTTTCCCGAAACGCTGAAACTTGAGAAGGATGCGCTTAAACACCGTGATCCACAGGCTTATAACGTGGTTTGGGAGGGTTTATGCCGACAGACCGTAGATGGGGCTATCTTTGCCAGAGAAATGCAATTGGCTGAGTTAGATGGGCGCATCACAAAAGTCAACTACGATGCCACAAAGCCCGTTCACGCCATCTTTGACCTTGGTTGGTCTGATGCCACAGCAATCTGGTTCTTACAGTTTGTTGGCATGGAAACCCGCTTGATTCGCTATATTGAGGGCAATCAGCAGACCATGAGCGATTATCTAGCCAAGATGCAGACCTTTGGGTATATGTACGACACGCTTTGGCTTCCCCATGATGCTGAAAACAAAACGCTGGCGGCAAACGGCAGAAGCATTGAGGAAATCGTAAGGGCGGCTGGTTATAAAACCAAAATAATCCCTAGAACGCCCATCATGGATTCAATCAATGCGGCTAGAACATTGTTTACAAATATGTGGTTTGACAGGGATAACTGTCACGAGGGCTTGCAATGCCTACGCCATTACCGTTACGATGTTGACCCAGACACTAAGCAATTTAGCAAAACGCCTTTGCACGACAATTATTCGCATGGCGCTGATGCGTTTAGGTATATTGGTCTGATGGTTAATGAGCCTAGACAAGCCAGAAAGCCCAGACCCAATGCAAATTATGGTAGCCAACACTCATGGATGAGTTAAAATGGCTCAAAATCACTTAGGGCAACATCATGGCTGATGATTACGACTCACGAATCCAAGAGGCAATAGAGTTTCTCAAGTTTGCTAATGATGCAGACACGATGAACCGTCAGGAAGCGCTTGAGGATTTGAAGTTTGGCGCTGGTGATCAATGGCCTGTAGAACTGCAAAACTCACGCAATCTTGAATCACGCCCTGTCATTACGGTGAATAAGGTGGACAACTATTGCCGCCAAGTTTCAAATCAACAACGCCAGCAACGCCCCCGCATCAAAGTTCATGCCACAAATACGCATGAAGATATGGTGGATGCACAGACAATCAGCGGCATCATTCGCCACATTGAAGTCAATTCCAACGCTGATCATGCTTACGACAATGCGTTTGAATATGCTGTACGCATGGGTTGGGGCTATATGCGGGTCAGAACTGACTACATTTCAGAGGATTCCTTTGATCAGGAAATCTACATTGACCCTGTGGATAACCCATTCACGGTTTACTTTGACCCCAATTCTGTGTTGCCTGATGGCTCTGACGCTGACCGTTGCTTAATTACAACAATGATGCTGAAAGAGGAATTCCGCAAGTTGTACCCAGACGCTGATGATGGCGGCACAAGTTTCACACAACGCGGCACAGGCGACTCACAGTCTGAGTGGATCACCAAAGAGGACATTCGCCTTGCTGAGTATTACTACACGGTCAGAGAAAAAGCGACTTTGTATCTTTTGAGCGATGGATCAGCTACTTTTGCTGATGACAAAGACTTTTTCCAGCGCCTAGCCGCTTACGGCATTTCGGTGGTGGATAAGCGTGATTCATTCAAAAAAACCATCAAATACTGCAAAATGACCGCGGTTGAGGTGCTTGAGGAACGCGATTGGGCTGGCAAATACATTCCAATTGTTCCCGTGTATGGCAGACACATTGTCATTGGTGACAAGCGCAAAAAGTTTGGCATGATTCGCTATGCCAAAGACCCACAGAGGATGTATAACTTTTGGCAAACCGCCATTACTGAAGGTGTTGCATTAGCACCCAAAGCTAAATGGTTGCTGGCTGAAGGTCAGGACGAAGGGCATGAGAGCGATTGGGCAAATGCCAACATCAAGTCATTCCCTGTGTTGCGTTACAAACAGACAGATATTGATGGTCGCCCTGCGCCAGTTCCTACCCGTTTACAGCCTGAACCCCCACAAGCGGGAATTATGGCCGCGGCTATGGGTGTGGACAACGACATTAAGAACATCATGGGTGTGTTTGACCCTGCTCAACTTGGGCAAGGCAACATTTCAGGCAAAGCATTAAATGGTCAGCAACAACAAGTTGACCTGACAAACTTTGACTATTACGACAACCTTACACGTTCAATCAGTCACATTGGCAAAATCTGCCTTGACTTGATCCCTAAGATTTACGACACAGAGCGAGTCATGCGAATCATTGGCGATGATGGCAAGCCAGAACTGTTGACCATTAACCAGCGTGACTCTGTTGGCAGGGTGCTAAATGACATCAGCGTTGGTCAATATGATGTGGTGATGGAGACAGGGCCGGGCTACAACAGCAAACGTCAGGAAGCCGTGGACAATATGCTTCCCCTGCTTTCAGCCGCACCAGAACTTATGCAAGTTGCGGGTGATTTGGTGTTTAGAAACATGGATTGGCCCGGTGCTGACATCATTGCTGACCGCCTTGCCGCCTCTAACCCAATGGCTCAAATTGACGATAAATCTAAAGTGCCGCCACAAGTCCAAATGCAATTGGCTATGTCGCAAAAACAGATTCAGGAACTTACACAGGCGCTTCAGGCTAGAGACATGATGCTGAAAAACCGCATGGATGTTGAGCAAATGAAGCAAGATTCGGAGACTAAGCGCACCCTGATGAAAGAGACAAACAGGGCGCATGAGTCTGAATTGCGTGATGCAAGTGACCGTGAAGAAATGCGTATGCGTGTGGATGGTCAAGCGCACGACACGGTGGTTAAAACACAGACACAACTTGAGATTGAGCGCATGAAAGCTGAAATAGCTATGTTGCTTGCTCAAATGGACAGAAAAACATTAAATAATGCTAGTGCAGAAACAACTGAACGGGCTATTTGATTTTGTAAAGAATATGTGGTAAAAACCACTAAACCGTACCTGTGAGGTTCACAGGGTCAAATCGTTGGGAAACGTATGTCCGAAAAAGAAGCGGGTCAAGTATTGACCAGTGAGAATGCGGCAGAATTTTATGCAAACAGATTAGGTTTAGCTGAATCTCCAGCGGATACTGAGGCGGTTGAGGAAACTCCCGAGCCAGTAGACGAGGAAACGCAGAGTGAACCGAAAGAGGCAGAAAAGGAAGCAAACCAAGAGGGTGAGCGTAAGCAAAATCCTAAACTTGAAAAGCGGTTTTCAGAGATAACCAAGCAACGTGAGGAAGCGCGAAAAGAAGCGCAGAACGAGCGTCAAGCTAGGGTAGAACTAGAACAGCGTTTGGCGGCACTAGAACAGCAGAGACAGCCTCAACAGCAGTCTTATGTTGATCAAGAGCCACAACCAAGCCAGTTCAACGATGCGTTTGAGTATGCGAAGGCTCTAGCTGAGTTTTCAACAGAAAAAGCGTTAGCTGAACGGGATAGGCAAGTAGCACAGCAGAGAGAGCAAGAAGCGCAACAAAAGATTATCCAATCTTGGGCGCAAAAGGTTCAGGAAGCGAAGGCAGAACTGCCCGATTTTGATGATTTGGTCGCTTCCAGTGACGTAGTTGTAAACAACGCAGTCAGGGATGCAATTCTGGAGAGTGATGTAGGCCCAAAAATCCTGTATCACCTAGCTGAAAACAATGACCTAGCCAAAAAGATCGCCAGCTTGAGTCCAAATGCCGCGCTTAGAGAGATAGGAAAACTGGAAGCAAAGTTTGAGGCAAAGCCTGAGACTACGCAGACAGCCCCTGTTGTGAGAAGTAAAGCACCAGCACCGATTCAACCGATTCGTGGTGGGCAAGGCAAGGCTGATGTACCGATTTCCGCTGATGGCGAATTTCATGGTTCATATCAGGCTTGGAAAGCCGCCAGAAAATCGGGGAAAATTCGGTAAACCTAATCTTTTTGGAGTTTAAAAATGGCTAATAATTTATTGACGATCAGCAAGATCACAAATGAGGCCTTAATGGTCTTGGAAAATGAGTTGACTTTCACAAGTGAAGTTGACCGCAATTATGACGATCAGTTCGCTGTTGTCGGTGCAAAGATTGGTAACACAGTCAATGTCCGCAAGCCCGGTCGTTTCATTGGTACTACTGGCCCTGCATTGAATGTGGAAGATTTTAACGAGACTTCAGTTCCCGTTACATTGTCTACACAATTCCATGTGGACACACAATTTACTACGCAAGATTTGGCCCTATCTTTGGATATGTTCTCTGACCGCGTGTTGAAGCCAGCTATTGCCGCTATTGCCAACAAGATTGACCGTGATGGTATGTCTATGGCTACCCTGCAAACTGCCAACATCGTTGGTACTGCTGGAACACCGCCCACAGGCTTGATCACATATCTGACTGCTGGCGCATATCTTGACTCTGAAGGCGCACCCCGTGACGGTCGCAGATCATGTATCGTTGAGCCTTTCACATCAGCAACCATTGTTGATAGCTTGAAGGGTTTGTTCGTTCCCTCTGACCGTATTGGTACACAGTACGAAAAGGGTTTGATGGGACGCGACTCTGCTGGCATGAACTGGAAGATGGATCAGAACGTGGTAAGCCAAACCTTTGGCTCATTCGCGGGAACTGCTGTCTGTTCAACTACTGCCGCTTCAGGCTTCCTGACTTCTGGTTGGGCATCCTCTAGCACTATCACTTTGACTGCTACTGGTGCGGTTTCCCTTAACGCTGGCGATGTATTCCAAATCGCTGGTGTTTATGCGGTCAACCCCCAGAATCGTCAAGCCTACGGCACAAACAAACTGCGTAATTTCGTAGTTAAGACTGCTGTTGCCGCTACTGATACCACAATGACTGTGGTTGTTAGCCCTGCTGTGATTACCGCTGGTCAATTCCAGAACGTGTCAATCCCAACAACTAGCACGACTGCCGCCATTACGTTCTTTAACAAGACGGGTACTGTTTCTCCACAAAACATCATCATGCACCGCAATGCGTTCACGCTGGCCGTGGCTGATCTTGAATTGCCAGAGGGAGTCCACTTTGCTGGTCGCGCTTCTGATAAGGAAATCGGGCTGTCCATGCGTGTGGTGCGGCAATATACAATTAACAACGATTCCATTCCAACACGTTTGGACGTTCTGTATGGTTGGGCCCCACTCTACCCAGAGTTGGCTTGCCGCGTAGCCGCCTAATGGTCTAGGGGGGACTAATAATCCCCCCGTTCTAAACTTAATTTAAGGAAACATCATGAGCAATCCCGGCCCAGCAAGTACCACAACGATTCACCCATCTAATTTGGCAACAAATCAGGCTATCCGCTTATTGGCTTACGCCAACGCTGTGCCTATCAGCCAAACGGGTGACGCTTCTGTAACCCTACCGATCAACAACACCACAACCTACGCTGTGACCAATGTTGCCATCACCAACGCTAACAAAGACGTTAGCTCTGGTGCATTGGCTATCTGGACATTACCCGCTGGTCAAGGTACTGAGATCGTTACCAATGCGGCTTTGACAGGCAACACATCTTCAGCTTATGTGACCAACTCAACCGTTGTGTCCGCTACGAAAAATGCTAACTTGTCAGCACAAACCCTTTATGTAAAAGTTGGCACAGCCGTTTCTGGCGGTACTGTTGACATTTTCGTTTACGGTTACGACTTCTCCGAGTTTTAATCGGGGATAAAAGAGAACAAAGCCACTCTGTCAAAGGGGTGGCTTTTTCTTTATTTGGCGTTACAATTTAATTATTCTCTAAAGGAATCATCATGGCTCTCCAAACGACAATTTTGCGTGGAAACATCTCCAACGCATTCGTTATGGGTGTGACTTTTACAGCCACAACCGTTGCTACTTCTGGCGCATCTAAGACTGTCACTGTTGCTGGCTTAAAAGTTGGCGATGCAATCAAGGTCACTCTCCCCGCGGCTCAAACTACTGGTGTTGCTATTGCAAACGCTTATGTTTCTGCGGCTGACACTTTGATTGTTCAGTTTATCAATGCAACAGGCTCAAGCGCTTCTGCCGCGGCTGGTGATTACACCGTGGTTGTAAATCGTCCTGAGTATTTGCCCCTTGATTCAAACGCTGTTTAATCATGTCTAATACTACGGTCTTACGTCCTGTAGGAGTTACAACCGCCATTTCGGTGGGTGCGACTTCTACTGCCGCAACGCTTATTACCGCAAGCACCAATGACCAAGTTAACTACGCTTCTTTCATCAACACGGGTGCTACCTATGTTGCTGTCAGCCTTGGCGATGCTAACGTGGCCGCGGCTGTCTTGCCCGTAAGCGGCTCAACCACAGGGAACTTTGTGTTACCCGCCTCTATGACAGTTCCAATTGTCTTGGCAGTACCCGCAAGTCCCTATTACGTCCGCATGATTGGTTCAGCCTCTGGCCCATCAATCGTTTATGTGACCCCCGTGGGCGATCAAACCTAAAGGAAAAACCCCATGTCAAGCGCTAATTCTGTTGCAAGCACATCATCTACAAATATTGTCCCTGTACAAGCTGAATTCAATTCGGCTGGCGTTTGCGTGGGTTTGGTTGGGCCGGGCGGGGCTTACTTTAGCCCCCCTCTGTCCAACGACACAATTACAGGCGCAACCATTGACAATTCGGTCATTGGCGGCACAACCCCTGCGGCTGTAACTGGTACAAATGTTTATGCGTCAGCCGAAATTGGCTATAACGCATCAGCACAAGGAACTGTTACCCAAGCCACAAGCAAATCAACTGGCGTGACTTTGAACAAGTCTGCTGGTCAGATTACCATGAATGCCGCTTCATTAGCGGCTGGCACAACGGTTTTGTTTACTTTGACAAACAGCCTTTTGTCTGCCAAAGACGTTTTAGTTGTGAATGTGGGTAGCGGTGGAACGTCAGGCGCTTATTGGCCTTACGTTGCAAACGTAGCCGTTGGAACTGCTGTGATTGGTGTTTACAACAATACAGCTAGTCCATTGGCTGAAGCAATCGTGATCAATTACGCTGTTATTCACGGGGCTTAAAGCATGGCTGACCCCGCCACAACGGTAGATCAAAACATTCTGCCTGTTCAGGCGTTGTTTAACCTTGACAATTCGTTTAATACGTTTATTGGTCAGGGTCAGCCGTTTTCTGCCCCAATTAGCCCAAATCAATCTGGTCTAAACATTACGGCAAGCACAATCAACAGCACCACAATAGGTGCTTCTGTGCCATCTACGGGTGTTTTCACTAGCATTGCAACGACTACAGGGCAAATTAGCACTTCACCAACAAGTGCTACAGATATAGCAAACAAGTTATATGTGGACACGGTTGCTCAAGGTCTAAACCCCAAGCAAGCGGTGAAATGTGGGACAACAGGCGCAATTACGTTGTCTGGTCTGCAAACCATTGACACTTACACCACATTGGCGGGTGATCGGGTTTTAGTCAAGAATCAAGGCACATCGTCTGAAAATGGTATTTATGTTGCTTCTGCGTCTGCGTGGACAAGAGCAACAGACATGGATGTGTGGGCAGAAGTGCCGGGGGCGTACACCGTCATTCTCAATGGTGGTCAAGCCAATACAGGGTGGGTTTCCACTTCTGCTGATACAGGCACGATTAACGTCACCGCCATTACCTTTGTGCAATTCTCAGGAACAGGCAATTATTATGCGGGTACGGGTCTAAACCTTTCTTCAAACACTTTCAGCATTGCCAACACAGGCGTAAGTGCCGCGGCTTATGGGTCAGCATCTAAAACCCTGACCGCGACTGTCAACGCACAAGGTCAATTGACCGTGTTAGCCGCAACTGACATTGCCATTACCAACACCCAAGTTTCAGGCTTGGGAACAATGTCCACTCAAAACGCTAATTCAGTAACAATTACTGGTGGCACAATTAACGGCACAACAATTGGCGGCTCTACTGCTGGCGCAATTACTGGCACAACTATCACGGCTAACACACAGTTTAGCGGTGCGGGAACGGGTTTAACGGGTACTGCAACCAGTTTGTCCATTGGTGGGAATGCCGCCACAGCGACTACGGCAACAAGCGCCACAACCGCGGGAAGCGCAACAACTGCGACAACTTCCACAAACATTGCGGGCGGTGCTTCAGGGTCTTTGCCATATCAATCAGCGGCAAGCACAACGGCATTATTGGGAATTGGCTCAAACGGTCAAATTCTGACAATTTCAAGTGGTTTACCCGCATGGGCAAATGCTTCAACTGCGGCAGTCACAAGTTTTAGCGCAGGGACAACGGGTTTTACCCCAAGTTCAGCAACAACAGGCGTTGTGACTTTGGCGGGAACTTTGGCGACTACCAATGGTGGAACGGGTCTTACAGCGTTTACATCAGGTGGTGCGGTGTATGCCTCAAGCACATCAGTTTTAACGACAGGAACGCTTCCTGTGGCTTCTGGCGGCACAGGCGTGACCACTAGCACAGGAACTGCCTCAGTTGTTTTGTCTGATTCTCCTACTTTGGTAACTCCTATTCTTGGAACGCCACAATCTGTTACGTTGACATTTGGAACAGGTTTGCCTTTAACCACAGGCGTGACGGGAACTTTGCCCATTGCCAACGGTGGAACAAATGCAACGGCTACACCAACTGCGGGCGCTATAGCCTATGGAACTGGTACGGCTTACGCATTTACAGCCACAGGGACAATTGGTCAAGTTCTGACTTCTAATGGTTCTGGTGCGCCAACTTGGACAAGTGCTTCGGGCGGGATTACAGTTACTGATGACACAACAACTAATGCTGTACGTTATCCTTTGTTCTCTAGCGCAACAAGTGGAACAATTACAACCGAATACACAAGTTCAACCAAATACCAATACAACCCCTCAACAGGCGTTTTAACGGCAACAGGGTTTAGCGGTTCAGGTGCTTCATTGACAAGCATTCCAAATGCGGGATTGGTAAATTCTAGCGTTACGATTGGATCAACTGCCGTGGCGTTGGGTGCGACTGTGACCACATTTGCGGGTCTTGCTTCAGTCACATCAACCACTTTTGTTGGTGCTTTGACGGGTAATGCGTCAACTGCAACAAGTGCAACAACCGCAACAAATGCGACTAATACGGCTATAACTGATGACACAACTACAAATGCCACTTATTACCCAACATTTGTTAGCACGACCACAGGCAATTTGCCTATTACAGTTTCGTCAACAAAGTTAAAATACAACCCTAGCACAGGCGCTTTAACCGCCAATAGGCTAATCATTGCACCCTAAGGAAATATCATGGGAAATTTAGTTTTTCAGGCGACATTAGGTGGGACAGTCACGCTGGTTGGCCCTAACACTGCTAACACAACCAGTTTAACTTTACCCGCGGCTGATGGCTCTAGCGGTCAACCACTCAAAACTGATGGCAGTGGCACATTGTCATTTGGCGCATTGGGCGTTGCGGGTGGCGGTACAGGCGTAACAAGCACGCCAACTAACGGTCAATTATTGATTGGCAATGGGACAGGATTTACTGCGGCAACCTTGACCCAAGGCAATAACATAACAATTACCAATTCATCAGGAGGTATTTCAATTGCGGCAACTGCTGGCGGTAATTTTGGCGGTGATATTAGTTATACAGATTATTCGTTAACTACATCTACTGCTTTAACAGCTACTCCAACAACTGTTCATATGCAGTCTGTTTCTTTGGATGGCACAAGCGAGTTGATGATTTTGCATGGCTCATCATCGGCTCATGCAGTAGTTTGGAACAGTAGCACCAACACTTTTGGAACGCCTGTATTGGTTAGAACAGCAAATTTCGCTACAATAGGTACTTTAGGATTGGCAAAGATTTCATCAACTTCAGTTTTGATGTGTTCTTTGCCTAGTTCTGGTACAGCATTAGAAACTGTTGTTTTAACTGTTAGTGGAAGCACAGTTACGGTAAATACTGCACTAGCAACAACATTGGCGGCAACTAGCGATCTAATTACTGCAAATACTAGATTGGTAACTGTTGGTTCAAGTTATGTTTTAAATTACACAACAAATTCTGATGCCTTACCAAAGTTTAGAGCAATTACAGTAAGCGGAACAACCCCGTCAATTGGCTCTCAATTAGCCTATGCTGGTGGAACTGGCTTTTATCATTCATATGCTTATAGTTCTTCTATTTTGTTGCATCTTAGTGCCGATTCAACAACTGTTTATGCTTACCCAATCACAGTTAGTGGAACTACCTTAACTGGGGGAACTGCCGCAACAGCAACAACAACTAGTTCTAGTATTTGTTCAGGCGTTTTAAGCACAGGTCGAGTTGCTCTTTTTTATGCAAACACAACTGGTCGAGGCGCACTTGTTTCTGTTGCCGCCACAGTTGCTACTATTACAACTGCGGCAACTACATTAACTGTTGCATCAACTTTTTACCCGCAAATGCAAGTTTTTTCTAATCAAGCATTTATTTTAACTGGAGCTAATTCGTCAGACCGAATAAGTGTTTTAACCGATACAGCGGGTGTTGCTACTGTTGGCACAGAATTGCAAGTAGTCGCTGGCAGTTATATGGTTGGGTATTTAAGCACAAGCAAAGTGTTTCTTAGTGACACTACTTCGGGAGGTAGTCGATACCATCAATATGGCATTTCATCGGGTGCGGCTGTATTAGAAAAAACATTTCAAACAATAACAAGCACAGCTACTGTTACAGCTTGGACAGCAGGACGATCACCATATACCGCACCATTGTCTGGCCCTCCTCAAAGTGGAAGTAATCAAAACACAATGTTACGAAATTCATCAGGAAAAATAGCGGTAGGAATTTCGTCAACTGCGCCATTTACAACTTCAATTGATGGCACAAACCCTGCAAAATTACAGCAATCTGCAAATCCATTTAGACCATATAACGATGCAATATCTGATGCAGTAAATTGGGGAATTCCAGAAACAACATCAGGAACAGCTACTGCGATCACAATGAGAAAGGTAACATTAGCATGAAAAAGATTACTACTGCCGCTGGCAAATTTGGCCCTTACGAATCTATTGAAGTTCTTGAAGATCGTTACCGAGTGGATGGCCCGTCAGACTTACCCTTTACCGTTATTGGTCAAGGTGAAATTAGCGATGTGGTAGATGGGGATTTTCCAATTCCCGAATATGTTGCGCCCGTTGTTGAAGAAGCACCACAACCCACTAGGGAAGAATTGCTTGCTCAAATTCAAGCACTTGCTACTCAAGTTCAATCTTTGCCATGAACTTTATTTGGACAATCACAGAAACCCAAGTCAAAGATGGCTTGATTCTTTGCGCCAAATACCATGTGGTTGCAAAGGAAGATGACCTATCTGTTGAAACAGAGGGTTATTGGAAGTTTGGTGATCCACAATTAGGCGTTCCTTTTGATCAAGTGACAGAGGAAATGATTGTTAATTGGATTGAAAAAGAGACTATGCGAGATGGCGTTTGCGTCATAAAATCAAGGTTAATAGAACAACTTGATTCACTCAGTAAAAGTCAGTTCGTACCCCCTCCTTGGATGCCTCAGACATTCAGCGTGAAACTGTAAGGAAAACCTATGGCTGTGCCTTATGATATTGTTAGCCGAGCGCTAAAAGACATTGGCGCATTGGAGGCGGGTGAAACGCCAACACCAGACGCGGCACTTGATGCGTTTGAAATGATGAATGACATGATTGACCAATGGTCAAATGAAAACATGATGGTTTTCAATGTCACAGAAATTATTTGCCCTGTCATTTCGGGTCAAACTCAATACACAATTGGCCCTAACCCATCGACTCAAAACTTTATTGGTGCTTCTTTTACAGGCTCAATCACAGGCACAACTTTGACCGTGACGGGCATTAACTCAGGCGCTTTGGCTCAAGGTCAAACCCTAAGTGGAACGGGGATTACAGCGGGAACAAAGATTACTCAGTTCTTGACGGGCGCTGGTGGCAACATCAATGAAACTGGTACATACCAACTTAACATTTCCCAAACTGTTGCCTCAACAACTATTACCGCTTACTACCAAAAACCTTTAAACATTGATTCAGCATTTGTTAGGGTTAACACTACATCTAATGGTCAGCCCATCACGGGTGGTGGTTTGGACTATCCAATGTCAGTTTTGGCATTGCAAGACTATGAAATGATTGGTCTAAAAACGCTGAGTGGCCCGTGGCCTAAGGCGGTTTACTTCAATGCTGGTTCAGATTCAGGCAATCTTTTTATTTGGCCTAGCCCCTCACAAGGTGAACTTCATTTGTTTGCTAATACCTTGTTTAGCCGCTACGACTCAATGTATGAGGACTTAGCGCTTCCACAAGGTTACTCAATGGCTCTCAGATGGTGTTTAGCAGAGCGTTTGATGCCTATGTATGGCAAAGCCTCACCAACGCAAATAACGATGATTCAGACGTTTGCAGGGCAAGCTAAAGCTACTCTCAAGCGCACAAATATGTCGCCATTGCAGACTGCCCGTTACCCTGATGCTTTGCTTACGGGTAGAGCAAAAGATGCGGGCTGGATTCTTACTGGCGGCTTTATTTAAGGGGCTACCATGCCAGATTTTGGTTTTGTTGGCGCATCGTATGAAGCACCTAGCATCTATCAGGATGCTCAGGAGTGCATCAATTTCTTTCCTGAAATTGACCCTGCTAAACAGCAAGGGGAACGTGGGGTGGTGGCGTTGTACCCTACGCCCGGTCTGACCTTAAAAGCGGTTCTCCCCAACCAACAAGAGGTTCGTGGGCTTCACACGGTTTCGGGCGGTGAGCAAATGATTGCGGTTTGCGGATCGTATGTTTACGCCTTGACCGCCAATTTAGTGCCTACGGTAATCGGACAACTTAATTCCAGTTCTGGAATAGTGCGAATTACTGACAACGGGGTAAACGTCTATTTGGTGGACGGTGCTTATCGTTACACATGGCGTATTTCTAGCCCCGCATCTGCTGTTTTTACTGGTTCTGTAAGTGGCACAACCCTAACTGTTACAAATGTTTCTAGCGGCACGATTGCGGCTAGTCAAGCCTTGTTTGGTGTAGGCGTAACTGGCGAAACCGTTATCACCGCCTTGGGTACGGGTACGGGTGGAACGGGAACTTACACAATCAATCTTTCCCAAACCGTTGCATCCACTTCATTGAGTTCTGCAACCGTAGGGGCAAAAGTCACGGGAACTGTTGGCGCTGATCTGAGTACGGTCACAATTACAGGAACTGCGGGTCAGTTTGCTTGTGCCGCTTCTCCAATTCCTTTGGCTATTGGTCAGTCTTTAACAATTTATGGTGCTTATGGTGGCACAGGCTCAATTTCAGGATATGTAAATCCGACAACCTATTACATTATTGCGACTAACACTTCAACGACATTTACTTTGTCTGCGACTTTAGGTGGTGCGGCAATTACCACAACCGCGGGAACGCCTACGGGTTTGGGTTATCAAGTAGCGCCTACCACTTTAAATGTGACCGCTGTGGTGAGTGGGACTCTTTATGTTGGGCAAACAATCCAAGGTGATGCAGTACCCGCTAACACGATCATTACAGCCCTTGGAACGGGGTCTGGTGGCGTTGGAACATACACCATAAGCAGTTCAGGCTTCTTAGGTACAAGGACGTTTTACGGGCTTAATTTTTCTGTTTTGCCATCTACTGATGGTGCGTTTAGTGGTGCAAACACGGTTGATATTATGGACAACTACTTTGTCTATAACAACCCAACGACTCAGCAATGGGGCGCAAGTGACCTTTTGTCGCCCATTTCACCGCCTTTGAGTTACTCATTAAAGGATGGCGCACCTGATGATTTGGTGGCTTTGATTGTTGATCACCGTGAAGTCTATTTGATGGGTGAGATTTCGTCAGAGGTTTGGACTGATGTGGGAACTGTGCCGTTCCCGTTCCAAAGAATACCGGGGACTTCTACCCAACACGGCATTGCCGCACCATTTTCTTTGGCTCGACTTGGCAATTCATTTGCGTATGTTTCAAGAAACAACCGTGGTCAAGCGCAGATCATGCAAATGCAAGGATATATCCCACAAAGGATTTCCACTCACGCTGTTGAGAACACCTTAACTAATCAATACATTAACGATGCTATTTCTTGGACTTATCAGCTTGAAGGGCATGAAGTTTTTGTAGTCACTTTCCCATCACTTGAATTGACATGGGCTTATGACATAACCACTCAAATGTGGCACAAATGGCTTTACACGGCTACAAATAGCACCTATCAACGTCACCGCGGTAATTGCTGTGCTACGTTTCAGGGCTTGGTCATGGTGGGTGACTATTCCAATGGCAAGATTTATGAGTTGGATAAAAACAATTACACAGACGATGGGCAGACTATCCGCAGACTGCGTAGAGCGCCCCATTTGGTGACTGAGTTTCAAAGGCAGTATTTTGATGAATTGCAGATTCAGTTCCAGCCGGGCGTGGGGACTACGGGGCTTTCAGGGCCGGGTTTAATCCAAGATTTAAACACCATTTATTTGGGTGATACATATACAATCACCAGTACGGGTGAATTAAATATTGAAGTTTTAAAAACCTACATTTTGGGAACTGTAAACAATACTGATAACCCAACCACAACAACGCCACAAGCCATGTTGCGGTGGTCTAGTGATGGTGGATCAACTTGGTCAAATGAGCATTGGACGGGTATTGGTCAACTTGGCAAATACAAGAATCGTGCCATTTGGCGCAGATTGGGAACAGCCCGTGACCGTATTTTTGAAGTGGTGGTGACTGATCCTGTAAAAATGGTCATCATTTCAGCAAACCTTAAAGTTCAAGGGGCAGAAAACTAATGGCTAATGGACTATCAAGCACACAGCAAGTTAACCCTTATCCACAAGCACCGTTTTTGGATGATGCGACAAAGCGCCCTGCTAGGTCATGGCAACAATACTTTGTGAACTTGTTGAACTTCGGTTCTTCTGCTACTGCAACGGCAGGGTCTGCAACACTTCCCGCTAATCCCGTGGGATTTATGAATGTCACCGTAGATGGGCAAAGCTACAAAGTGCCTTATTACAATGTTTGAGAGAGCCTAAATTATGAATGAAATAGTAAATTCTATTGTTGGCAAAACTGTTGGCTTAACGCCTCAACAGATGAGCGCGGCAACAAAAGGCGGTGCGGGTCAAGCCATCAAGATTGGCAACACTTATTATCAGCCCCAATATGACACAACTGGTTCAGGCATGGATGCCCAACAAGGCCCGTTGTCGGGTTTTTTATCTTACGAAGATGCGGCTAATAAAGTTGGTGGTAAATACAACCAATATGACGCACAAGGCAATTTTGTTCGTGAAGGCACTCAGCAAAAAGTAGATGCAACCAAAGATTTCCTAAAGTTTGCCGCATTAGCCGCTGGCGGTATGTATGGACTTGGTGGCGTTGGTGCGGCTGGAACACCTTTTGCTGGTGAAGCATTAGCAGACGCGGGATTGCTCTCTGGTGGTGGCGGTCAAACACTTGGATCAATAGCAAATCTTGCCGCTGACGCTGATTTGGCTGGCGGTTTGATTCCTGAATTTGGTACAAATGCCGCGGCTGATGCGTTTATGACGGGCGCGATGACTCCAGAAGCTACTGCGGCATTGGGTGCAACCGTGGCGGCCGCCCCTGAAGTGATTGGTTCTGGTAATGCTTTAACAACTGCCGCGGCAACAGCCGCACCATTAACAACAACAACAACGCCAAGCACACTAATTAACCCAACAACGGGTTTGCTTGCAAATGCCGCTGGTACTTTGCTTAGTAATGTTGCAAATCAATCTGGAATTGACAATGCAAGAGATGCTATTACCCAAGGCGGTGCAACGGCAAACACAGCATTAAACACGGCTTATCAAGATGCTAGAGGTTTAAATGCGGCAAACCGTACAGATTTGGGCAATGTTTTCTTAAACCAAAACACAAACCTAAACAATGTTATTGGCGCACAAGCGGGTATTTTTGATAGAACAAACACAGCATTGGGTAACATTTACTCCAATACTGGAAAGAATCTGCAAAACTTGTATGAACAACAAGTTGGCTATCAACAACCTTACCAAGATGTTGGACGCACAGGCACTAAAGGTTTAATCGACAATACACCTTACTTTACGCATCAGTTTGATACTGCTGATATGTATTCAGGTTTAGCACCTAACTACAATTTTATGTTGGGTCAAGGTCAAATGGCTAACCAACGTCTTGGAAACATGAGTGGTGGTGCTTTGGGTGGTAATGCAATGACAGGCTTGCAACGCTACACACAAGACTATGCGGGCAATGCTTATCAACAAGCCTTTAACAACTACGGCAAACAACGTAGCGACATTTACAACAGTTTAAAAGGTATGGCTGACATTGGGACAACTTCCACAGGACAATTGGTCAATCTTGGCAATACATACGGTTCTAACATGACTGGTTTGTCTAACAATTACGCAAGCAATATGCTTGGTAATGCCAACACAATGCAAGGCAATTACAACCAGTACGGCAGTAATTTGAACAATGCGGCTAATAACTATGCAAGTAACTTAACGACAAATGCCAATACTGGTGTCAATGCTTCAAATGTGTATGGTCTGAATTCAGCTAATCTTGCAACTGGTCTTGCTGGCGCATTGGCAAGCAACGCCACAGCAACAGGCGCAAACAATGCAACCGCATTGAGCAACCTTGGCAATACCGCATTGCTTGGCTCTATGATCAAAGCGACATAAGGATAAATCATGGCTGATCTTTCATTCAATGTAAATTACGCCAAACCCCAGACTACAAGTCTTGGGGACATGGTGAACATGGCTTCTGGAATGCAAAATTTCCAACAAGCACAACAGCTAAATCCTTTGGAGTTAGAAAAAAAGCAGATTGAAAATCAAGTGTTGCGTCAGAAAAATGATGAGCGTTTAAAAATGCAACAGTTCATTCAAAACCCAGACAACTGGCAAACTGATGGAATAATGGATTTAAAAAAGATCAATAAATTAGCTGACATTGCGCCATTGACAGGGCCTGAAAGAATCAAAGAACTAACAGGACTTCACACAGATCAGTCTAATGCTACAAAAGCAAGACAAGATTTAACAAAGCAACAAAGAGCGCAAGTGGCTGATGTTAAAAGCGCTTTAGGTTTTGCTGGAGTAAATGACCCTAAACAAGTCATTAAAGCGTATCAAGGGTTTATTGATAGAAGCCCTGATGATCCTGAAATTCACAGATTGTTGAATGCTGAAATTAAATTGTTGAGTAGGGCAGAGGCTGGCCCACACATCACCAAAGATTTGATGACTGAGGCTGGCATGGCTTTGCCTCAAGAAACTCAACGCACAACTTTTGCACAAAAGCCGGGTCTTGCTTCTGTGGGCGGTGGTACAGCAGAAACCCTTACTACGCCAGCAGGAATTGGCGGTGAAGCGCCAAGCACGAAATTTACAGGCAATGTTGAGCCTAATATTCTTGGCCCCAACATTGTTGAATTGAATGGCATTAAATATGTTGCTATGCCCTCCAAAGTGCCGGGCGGTCAGCCTACCCTTACCCGCGTAGGTGCTGAAGGTGAAGCTGGTGCGCCACAAGGTCAACAACAGGGTAACGTGGCACAACCTAATGTTCAACAACGTCCGTCTTTGGTTGTGGAAGATATGCCCGTTCCTAGAGGCGGCATTCCGCAGTTAAACACGTTCCAACAAGCACGTTTGGAATCAGGTACAAATTTAATTAAGCAATCTGTTGAAACGGCTAATGCCGCAACAGAAGGCGAAGAAACATCACGCCAGATTAAAAACTATATAAATGCGACTGCTGGAAGCGCCCCCGGTCAAATGCTACGCAAAGCTGGAAAATGGGTTGCTGGTGATCCACAACTTGAAATTCTTAGCAAAAACTTGGCTGACCAACAACTGCGTAACATGAAATTGATGGGCGCGAAAACTGATGCCGCTGACGCAGACGTTAAAGCCGCAAGCGGTAATGTTGATTTGACCCGTGAAGGTTTGCAAGCCATTGTGGACAGAACTGATGCAAGCAATACTGCTGTCAAAGCGTTCCAAAAAGGCTTAAAAAGATACACAGACCAAGGCTTAAATGGTATTGTTCATGCTGACAAATTTAAAGAAGCATGGGCAGATAATTATGATGTTCGTGTGTTTAAAGCAATGAACATAATGAATTCAAATCTGTCGCAAGCACAAAGACAATTGGAACAACAGAAAATCCTTAAAGGTTTGACTAATGCCCAATTGAAAGAATTGCAAGAAAAAGCTACAAATATTGAGCGCTTACAAAACGGTGGACGATAATGGCACTTGCTGATTTCTTTACCAGACCTAGTTCAGAAACGCCAAGCGAGGGTGGTTTAAGCCCTGATTTGGCAGACCGCCTTGAACAAGCCAAAGCCGCTTATCAAAAGCAGTATGGCAAGCCTTTGCCTATTACCAGCGGGTTTAGGACTAAAGAGGAACAGCAACGGTTGTTTGATCAGCGTAAAAACAATCCTAACTTGGTAGCCGCCCCCGGCACTAGCTTGCACGAATCTGGCAACGCTGTGGACATTGGCACAAGCGTTCCTGAAGCGTTTTTAAACCAATTTGGCATACACCGCCCATTGGGTAAAAAAGACCCCGTTCACGCTGTTCTGATGCCCTCTCAAGCACCCTCTGAAGGCGGCTTGGCTTCTTTCTTTACCCGCCCAGAGGGTGAGCAAGCGCCTAAAGAACAAGATTTAACAAAACCGTTTGTTGGTTATCGCCCGATGCGTAGCCAAGCCGCTATTCAAGCACAGCAAGCTGGTTCGCCTGAAATGCAACAAGCTGGTCAAGAAAGAGCTAAAGAAAGCAATTTTTTGCGTGACTTGGCTTTAGGTGGTGCTTCATTGGCTGACCAAACTATTGGCGGTATTTTGCCTATGGCGGGTCAAGTTACCCAAGCGGTAGCAAGACCGTTTACCACTCCGCAACGTGCTGAAGAACTTGGTGTCGCTGTTACATCAGCCCTTGAAAAACCATTTGGTAAAACTTTGGGCGCTATGGGTGTTGGTCAAGGTACAGAAAGCCCCGCCTACAAACAAGAACTGATGCGCTCTGTAATGGACGCATTTGCCAAAAATGGTGTTGAGCCAACTGCTGAATTGATTGCACAGAAAACTGGTCTGCCAATTGAAGATGTGCGTAATATGCTTGGCACGACAATGATTGGTGTTGCGCCTACTGTTGGCAAATATGGTGCAAAAGGTTTTAATGCGGCAAGGGAAGTTGTTGGTGATGTTAGATCACAAATGCAACAACAATTAGCCGCTAGACAGGGACAACCACAAGCACAACCAAGCGGAATGCAAAGCGCTGGTGCGGCCGCGACTATGCCAGAAAACGTCTTGCGCGGCAACATTGATGCGGCTATCGCTCAATCAAGCCCTGAGTTACAGGCTCATGTTAAAACACTCAACCCAAGGGCTGTAGACATACCGTCTTTAGAAACCCGCAGTCTTGAAGATAAGCATGGCGTTAACTTGTCAGTAGGACAACGCACAGGCGATACAGGGCTTTATTCTCAAGAATGGAATAAACGTGGCGAAACTAAAATATTGGAAAATCATTTTAATGAACAACCAAAACAGTTTAAAGCCGCGTTTGAAAATTCAATTAGACGCAATGCGCCTGATATTAACGAAATTGATCCTAGTGCCATTGGACAAGTTCAAATCAATGCGTTAGCCGCTAAAGATCAAATCCGCAGAACAGCTATTTCTGACGCATACAAAGCATTAGAAGATGCCAATGGCGGTCAATTCCCTATTGATATTTCAAAGCTAAAAGCCAACATAAACAACGAATTAAAAAGCAAACTAAAATTTAACGCTTATGAAGATAAGTTAGGCACAATCAAAAAAGACATTGACAGTCTAATTGAAAAAGGAAACATGACGTTTTCTGATTTTGAAAATCTTAGAACAAACTTAGCTGATGAATTGCGATCCAATGGAAATGGAACGGCAAGGCAAGCCGCTTACATTGTTCGTGACCAATTAGAAAAGTTACCTATTTTTGGTGAAGAAACTGGAAGCCCACAAGCTATTCAACTTAAAGCATTAGCTGACAAAGCACGTTCTTTAAATAAAGAGCGCATGGATGTTATCAAGTCAAATCCAGCATACAAATCTGCTGTTAAAGAATCTAGCACTTTAGAAGATGCGGCATCACAAGGTGAAAGTCTTAACGCTGAAAAGTTCCATGATAAATTTGTCACCAAAGGAACGCCAGAGTCTATTCGTAGAATGAAAGCTGAATTGGCAGACGATCCACAAGCTGTTCAATCAATGGTTGCGGGTGAATTACGTCAAGCTATGCGTAAAGCTGGATTGGCAACTGATACACCTGATTTAAACCCAAAACAGTTAGCCAATTACATATACGATAACAAGGGACGTTTGCAAGAGGCGCTTGGCCCTGAAGGTATGAAAGACCTAATGGAACTGACAGCGCTTTCTAGTAAAGTTGGAATGCCCAAAACAGGCACATTTAACTATTCAAATTCGTTTAGTTCTATGTTGGCTGAAATGGCTAAACAAGGCATTCAAAGCGCTACTGAAGCAAAGTTAGCCGCCATGACTAGCGGTGCATCTATTCCAGCTATGTCACTTGGCAAACAATTTATGGGTAAACTAAACAAAGAAGGTTTTGCGCGACAAGCTGTGAATCCTTATGGTGGTTTAACCAAAGATTTAAACGCGCCTCAAAAACCCGTAAAAATTGATTTATCTGGAATGGCGAACAAGGAATAAATATGGCAGTCAATCTTTCCCCTATTGGTAACGGTTTTCAATTCTTTACCAACACAGGACTCCCTTTAAATGGTGGGTATATCTACACTTACCAAGCGGGTTCTACGACTCCTCTGACCACTTACACGACTTCAGCGGGTACGATTGCTAACACCAATCCCATTCAATTGGGAACAAGCGGTCGCCCCCCACAAGAGATTTGGTTGACTGAAGGTTATTCATACAAGTTCATCTTGACCGATTCTGACAATGTTCAGATTGCCACATACGACAATCTTTATGGCATCTTGGGAACTAGCGCAAGCACAAGCCCAATCCCATCAGGAAGCATCATTATGTGGTCAGGCTCTATTGGTGCTATTCCTACGGGATATTACTTATGCAATGGCTCTAATGGCACACCAGACTTGAGAGACAAGTTTGTAGTGGGTGCGGGTAACACCTATGCTGTGGGCAATACAGGCGGTTTTACTGCGGCTTCCACAAGTTCTGGCGGTACTTATTTACCCCTTTACTATGCGCTTGCGTTTATCCAGAAAGCCTGAAATGTCTGACATTGATTTGGTCAAATACGGGGTTCTTTGGCAAAAAGTTGAATCTATGGAAGCCAAGATTGATAAGATGGAAGCCCAACTTGAAACCCTGATTGAGTTAGCCAACAAAGGTCGCGGTGGATTTTGGATGGGCATGGCATTTGTGTCTGCAACTTCTACAGTTCTTGGTTACATTTCACACTATTGGTCAAAGTAAATGAATGCGCTGGCTCATACTTCTTTTGTTGCTTGGGCTAGTTGGTGCAGTAGCCAAGAATGGCTGTCACGTTAGAGAGTTTTATGGGATTGCCTACACGATCCATGATCCCACACAGCGTCATAAGGAAATGATGGCATGGCTAGATCAAAATGCGGGGCATTGCAAGGCAACAGATTACACGGTTATTTGGAACAATTTGGCAGAATGGGCGGGATCAGCGGATTCCACATTTTTAAGGGCTAAAGTTGTTCATGGGTACAAGGATGCAATTGAGCGTGAAAAGAAATGATCGACACAATCAAATTATTTCCAACTGTTCAACCGTCTGGGTATCCAGATAAGCATGACCTTGCCCAAAAGAAATTGGAAAAACAGCATGAAATGAACAAAGCAAATGAATTGGCTAAACAACAGCAAACTCAATTGCAAGACATAGGCTTTGAGATTTATTGCAAAAGGTCAGTTCAAGAGCGCCTCCGCATGGAAATATTCCAAAACCGTAAACTGGATATTTATGTATGACCAAGAAGCCCGAAGCACCAATACCAGACACAAAAGAGAAGCTGACGCTGTACGTCACGTTGATGGTAAGCACAACCCTGTGCATTTGCGTCTTGGCTATGGTAATCGCCTTTCTCCTTGGATTGTGGGCAAAACAGGTGGACAATCACGAGATATTCAAGATGCTTTCACCCGCTTTTTCTACTCTTATAGGCGGCATGATTGGATTCCTGTCTGGTATCAAACTGATGGCAGATGACGATAAACCTAGACATAAATGTAAGGATTGATCATGTTTGAAATGTTATCAGGCGGTTTATTAGGTTCAATCTTTGGCGGCATCTTTAGGATGGCCCCTGAAGTTCTCAAGTGGCTTGATAAGAAAAACGAGCGCCAGCATGAACTGAATATGTTTAAGTTCCAATGCGACTTGGAAGCCCAACGCGGTCAGCAAAAGTTGGCTGAGATTGGCGCACAACGTGAAGCCGCTATTGATGTGGGCGTGATGGATGCCTTTCAATCAGCCATAGAACAGCAAGCAACGATGGTAAAAGCCGCGGGTGGATGGGTAGCCAGCCTTTCAGCTTCTGTGCGTCCTATGGTCACTTATTGGGTTTTGTTTGTCTGGTCATTTATTCATGTCTGGTTTGCTTACAACGCATGGTTAGCTGGTGCGCCATCAGTAGAAGTATTTAAAACCATGATGACCCCTGACTTTTCAGCTTTGTTGTCAGGAACAATCAATTACTGGTTTCTTGACCGTACATTGTCTAAGCGTGGTCTATGAACTTAGAGTTAGCCGCATCCCTGTGTAGGCAGTTTGAGGGGTTTAGAAGTAAACCTTATCTCTGCCCTGCGGGGATTCCTACGATTGGTTACGGCTCAACCTACTATTCTGACAAACGCAAAGTGACCTTGGAAGATGCGCCTATGGATGAGTCTACAGCAAGCGCTTTGTTATTAGTAGAACTGCAACACACCTATTTGCCGGGCGTTCTGCGTAATTGCCCTATACTTTTGACAGATGAACGCAAGTGCAACGCGATCGTGGATTGGTGTTACAACCTTGGGGTGGGACGTCTCCAGACTTCCACTTTAAAGCGCAAGATAAATGCACAAGATTGGGACGGGGCAAAAGAGCAATTGATGCTGTGGACTAAGGGGGGCGGCAAAGTGTTGCCGGGTCTGCTCAAGCGCAGACAAGCCGAATGCGCCCTTATTTCTTAGCCTCTTTGATAAAAATACCAAAACTGTCAATTGTTGTTTTGCCAAAAGGAAGCGGCTGGATGCGTTTTGCGTAATCCTCAAGGGCATCGTTCCAACCAGCGTCATAAGCCGCACACACAGCGTCTATGGCGGCTTCCTGAGCGCCTGTGATGCGTAGCAAACTAATTAGATCGTCTTTGGTCATTTGCACTCCTTTGGTGTCTGCCTATTTTCCTAGCAATCCAACAAGATTGGCAAATCCACTTATGCCCCATGTCAATGCCCCCCTCTGGAGGCTTGACTTCATCACATTTGTTGCAACATTTTAATTTGTGGACGGGCTGGTTGCCGTTTAGTCCGAGTGGATACATTGCCATTCTCTTTCATTTCTTCCTGAATTGGATTTAACTGTGTTGCCTGTTAGCTGGATAAGACCAATGACTTTCATTTCATTGAGCCGCCTAGCCACTTGATTACCGTCTAGCATTGTCAAAGCCGAGATGCCATCTTTACCGAGTGGCCCGTAAAACTTCAAGCAATTAAAAATAACTTGGTGGTGTTGCGGTGCAACATCTTTAATTGACTCCGCGGCTTCAAACGATGTAAGGGGATCATTCGCACGAACTCTTGGGAATTCGGGCATGGCAAAAATGCGTTTAAATGTTTCTTTATAGTCCATGATGTGTCCTTGTTGGGTGGGGGTACTAACTGCTCGTCCGCAAGCTAGGATTACCCTTTGCACAGCTTTCCCCCCGTAAACTTAAAAATCTATGTCATCGTCTTTTGGCAGACCTTTGTAGCTTTCCTCTGGATCATTTAAAAATGCCCGTCCATCCCAATCTTTAAACGGCATTAAATCAAGAACAAGCATTTCACCAGTTTTGGTTTCAATAATGCTACCAATGGTGCGATAACGGTGTTTTGTTTTGCCATCTTTATCTGTGTAAGAGCCTACAGAGGCTTTGACAATTTTTAAAGTTTTAGACATTTTTGACTTTCATAAGTTTGTTGATTTTTTCATCCAGTTCAGCAAGGAATTGGATAATTTCTGCCTCCATTAGCCTGATATACATATCGTCCCTTGGGACACGTTTAACAAACAACTGAAGTTCTGCGGGTAAGCGATTGTCAAAGCTGACAAAATCACACCAGCTACGGTCTGTGCAAGCCATTTGGAATTGCATTTGCGTGTTGTATTTGTTTGGCACAGTCTGACTAAGCAAAGTCTCAATGTGCGTGGCTGTATTGGGGCATTTGATTTCTAACAAACCATCATCCCCCACAAGCCCGTCAGGGGACGCACCAGCCATTTCAATTGTGGGATGGGGTACAAACCCCACTTCATCCACTAAAACGTCTTTGAGCGACTCATAAGCGGCTCTGGCAAGGGGTTCTGTTTCTGTACCCCATTGCATAGCTGAGTTTGTAAAACCCTCTGCTTTTTGACCCGTTAGGCGTTCACACACTAATTGAGCCATGTAGTTTTCGCGGCTGGCGCTAAAACCCGTCTTAGTTTTGGCAAGCACATCAGCCACACGGGATGCTGTGACCTTACCAATCCGAATGGTGAACCATTGGTCTGACCCTTGGACTATTTCATGCAAATCGATCATATAGTTCCTTTCTTTTAACTTGGTACACATTGCTTGCTTGTTCTGGGGTATCAAATGCATTTAAATGTATTTGTTTTCCATAGAATGAAATTCTTGCTGAAAACCTACCAGAACAATTTACACGCACACCCATTGGCAAATTGGTTGTTCTTTTTCTAGTTTTATGATTCCAACTGTTTTCAGTTATGGTTGCTTTTCTTAAATTTTCAGGTCTGTCATCTAATGAATTGCCATTGATGTGATCTAGACAAGGTTTAGGCCAGTCACCATGTGTTAAAAAATAAACAAGGTGACCACGTTTATATTTTTTCTTATTTAATTGAATAACCCAATAATGTTTGTTGCCTCTACTTTTTTGACTAGAGCCAGCTTCTTTGTTTAACAAATCAGGATGTTTTTTAGGTGGATTGATCCAATAAAACTGACCCGTTGTTTTTTCAAAACGCAAGTATTTTTCAATCATCTTGGTGCATCCTCATAGTTATCTGGATTGAACTTGGGGCGCTTTGTCCCCTTGTCCATTGGGTTTGGGAATGGTGGGAAAGGCCACATTACAGTTTCGCCTTTGCTTCATCTTTGGCGGCAATGACTTTGATCTGCCAAGCCTTGTCGCCATCACAAGCTGAATAAGCTATTTTGTAAGCCAGCTTCAATTCATCTTGTGTTTTGGCGTTGTAGATGGCCAGAAACAAGTCTGTCATGCTGTTTGGGTCAATGGTTGACTCAGGTTCATCACCTTGCGGTAAATCATCACCAGCGTAGATGTATAGACCCAAACCATGCAAGCTGAGTGCCTTGGTCATACAGCGCATGATGGCGGTGTTGACTTGGAAAGCATCAGGGCTTTGGATTGCTTTGTTGCGGTGATCCATCACGGGTAACTGGCAAGTCATTGGCTTGTCAAACATAGTGACTGTGACCCAAACCATTGCTGTACCGTTAATGTCCATAAAACATTTGTCGCCAAACATTTCCACTTTAAACGTGGTTTTTGCATCAGCCTTGAGTGCTTCAGCCCATGCCCAAGCCCATGACAAATAGGTAAGGTTTGCTTTCTTTTCTGTATGCTCATTGACATTCAGTTTAAGTAATTCTTGCACGTTCATGTTTCATCCTTTAAATAAGCCGTAAGGCGTTTGATTCGGTCTGAGTGATAGTCACCCATGCGCTTTGCATATTCTTGGGCACTGAGAGCCTCTAATAGCTTGCGCTGTGCCATTTCAAGTTCTTTGGCCGCTAACTCTTTGGCTGATGGCAAGCGGAAGTAATCTTTTAGTTGGTCAATCATGTTTACCCCCGCCATGCCAGCATTACGCCAATGCCGCCAAAGATGACAATGGCTAAAAAGCATTCAACAAGGGTTTGAATAATTTTGTGTTTCATATTGCCTCGCAAGTGTAAAAGTTACGTTTTGCCTCATCCATCAAACGCTTGTATTCGTCATTAGGAATGTCATAGGTAATGTCTTTGCCTTGTGCGTCAAACACAAACACATCAAACATTTCTGCAAAGTTGTGGTCATGTGGGTAATTGTTTTCCTCTGGCAAGTGGTCATAGCCAACGGTCACGACTTCAATAGTCTCACCGTCATCAAATGAAACTGCGTCTTGAAAGCTGTGTTGAAGATTGTGTTTCATGGTTTTATCCTCAAGCAAACTTATTGATAAATGCGTTTAACTTGCGGACTTGATCACGCGCAGACTTTTGAAATTCGTCACCGTTTTCACCAATGTAATCCTCATTGTTTAAGTGACCAGCCTCATGGAAACAACTAAGAATGTATTTGGCTTCATGCACAATTTGTGCGTCTGTGTAATCGTTGATTTCTTTTTTATCGTCTTGAGAAATTTGCTGTAGGTTGTTAGCTAATTCGTCAATTGACATTGCTGATTTGATGATTGAGCGCATTTTGATTTCCTTTAAAAAGACCCCATAAATTTGGGGCATGATGAATTATAAGTTATCTTATAAAGAAGTGTCAACACTTTTTTTAAATATTTTTAAATTATTTTTTGGGGGACTAAGCCCCCGTTTGATTAACCTAACAAAGCCGCCAAATGTTCTGGTGAACCCTCACGGTACACACCGCCAACAAATGCGTAATAAGTAACGCCTTTGGCACTCATTAACACGCCCACAGCAGGGTGCAAGTCTGTGCGTGGTGTGAACTTGGCAATTTTGGCGGCTTGGGCGGCATTGGCTTTAGCAAAACGTGCTTCAAACGCATCGTTTTCATTGCGCTTTTGTGCCATTGCATCAGAAAGAGTTTTAATTTGTGTCATTTGATTTCCTTAAAAGACCCTGTGCGATTTGCTAGGGCATGAATGAATTATAAGCCAACTTATGCAAAGGTCAACAATTATTTTGTAGGGACAAACCCTAATGTTGCTTTTATACAAATGGTATATAATTTAGCTTATGAATAAAGATAAGTTTATTGCACTAGCTGGCTCACAGAGTGATCTAGCCAAACTATTGGGGATAAAGCAACCAGCTATTTCCCAATGGAAGGCTGTGCCTATTGCAAGAATTTGGCAATTAAAACTTTTAAAACCAGAATGGTTTGACAAATAAGAAAATTATGTATAATCCAAACCGTCTGAGTGGCATCGGACGAGCGAAACCAATTGAGAACCCCATAGATTTCTGTGTGGTCTTGCCTGACAACAGGCGAACTTTTGATTGGTTTCAATCGTTTGTTGTTGCTCTCGCCAAGAGCCAAGACCACAGAGCAATTTATGGGGTTTTTTGCATTTGGCGGCTGTGCAATGCGGTACGTCGGTGGTTGCATCTAGGGATACCCTGTTACACGAGCGAACTAAAGCAGGGGCGGTGGGCGAAGGATAGAGCCGAGTGGTTTGGACGCAAGTCTAAGAAGTCTGTCCTATGCGATGCGATGACATGGCTCCGAAGGGAAGTTATCCACAAGCAAAGCGATTGCTGTTTCACTACGGTAAGGCTTTGCTTTGCTCAAACAATCACCAAAGGGAAGTAAATGCAAGACTTATTCGGTAATGAGATTCCTGAACAACAAAAGAAAACAGATGAAGGGTTTGATGAATTCTGGTCTGCTTACCCCAAATGTTTTAGAAAAGGTGAGAAAGCCGCTTGCAAAAAGAAGTGGGCTGAGTCTTACTACTTTTCCCAAAAGCACATCATTTTAAAACACGTTCAATGGATGGCTACCACAGCGGCATGGTTGAAAGACAACGGGGCATTTATTCCAGCCCCCAAAGTTTATTTAAACCAACAGCGATGGGACGGTGCTGACGTTCCTGATTTAACGCCCAAATTCTTGATTGACCCCGCCTTGGCAAAGATAGAAGCTGACAGCAAAAAAGCCGCACCTATGCCAGAACACATCAGGGCAAGACTTGCGGAATTACGCAAATGAAAGATTTATTTGGTGACGAGGAATTTGATTGGAAAACAGAATGGCAGGGAATGCCAGAGTTTATTCAAGATGATTTGTCAGAAATTCACAGCATTACAGTTCATTTTTTGACCACAGAAGACATGATTAAATTTTCTGAACTGATTGGCAAAAACATTACTTTTACAACTAAAAGCGTTTTGTTTCCAGTTACCCAAACAGAAAAAAAGGTGTGGATAGATGAATCCTAAACACCCTGTTTACATTGTTTCCAAAGGGCGATGGGAGTCCCGGCTAACCAGCAAAGCGTTTGACGAAATGCAAATGCCTTATTTCATTGTTGTTGAGCAACAAGAATATGATAAATATGCCCAAGTAATTGACCCATCAAAAATTTTAATACTTGATAAACAATATTTGAAAGATTACGACACTTGCGACAATTTAGGAAACACGTTGGGGGTGGGGCCCGGTGCGGCTAGAAACTTCTGTTGGGATCATTCAATTTCCATTGGCGCTAAGTGGCATTGGGTACTGGATGACAACATTGATGGTTTTTGCCGCCTAAACCGCAACGAGCGCCACAAAGTCACTTCTGGAACAATATTTAAAATTGCAGAGGATTTTGTTGAGCGTTACGAAAATGTCTCTCAAGCTGGCTTTGAGTACCGTTTTTTTGCTGGTGGTAGCAGACGCAAAAAGCCGCCATTTCGCTTAAACACAAGGATTTATTCTTGCATTCTTAACCGCAATGATGTGCCTTACCGTTGGAGAGGACGCTACAACGAGGACACAGACCTTTCCTTACGAATGCTTAAAGATGGCTGGTGTACCGTATTGTTTCAATGTTTTTTGCAAAACAAAGCGGCAACACAAACCATCAAAGGTGGCAATACAGCAGAGTTTTATGAAAAAGAAGGAACACTTCCAAAATCACAAATGCTGGTTGATTTACATCCTGATATATCCAGATTGGCTTTTCGATATAGCAGACACCATCACCATGTTGATTACAGCGGATTCCAAAAAAACTTGTTAATAAAAAAACAAGGAATTGAAATTCCAACAGGCATTAACAATTATGGAATGAAATTAAATGACGCACCATGAAGCAAACAGAATTCTTGACCGAGCAAAAGAGGGGCAACAATTTAGCCACTTTGTCATCACTAGAGCGCTTGAACTTACGGGAGACTATGAGGCAAACGGAAGCATTGGAATGGATCAGACGATTCAAAAAGAAAGCGTTGGAGGAGGGTGGCGGGGAAGCCCAATACTGGTGGCAACAGACCCTAGCGGACATTGCCAAAAAACGCGGACAACCAGCCGCTGATGACCTACGCCAAAGAATGAACAGGATTAAAAATGAGACGAGCCGCAAGAGTTGACGCAAATCAGGAACAGATCGTTTCAGCCCTGAGAGCCGCGGGCGCTTATGTGTGGATTATTTCTTTGCCTGTTGACCTTTTAGTTGGATTTCGCAATCACACATTCTTGGTGGAGATCAAAACAGATTCTAAAAAGCGTTTAACGGGCTTACAAGCCGATTTCTTTGAAAACTGGTCTGGTAGTACGTTGGCGCGAATTGACAGCCCTGAAGCCGCCCTACGCATGATTGGAGTTATTAAATGAGCAACAAAACAGCATGGGGAATGATTTTGTCTATTTTGTTGGCGTTTTGGGCGCTAATTGTTTTGTTTGTGAGGTCACTATGATTTTTACCCTACACAACAGCCAACAAGCGCACACAGTATTAAAAGATTTGTGGCCCAAAATTAAAGAAACCTTGCAAGCTGGCAAGCAATTGCGTTTGGAAGTCAAAAAGGCAACCAGAAGCACAGACCAGAATGATATGTTTCACGCCCTGATTGACAAAGTTTATAAGGCAATGAAACTGGCTGGCTCAACATGGGTAGCAGACGATTGGAAGCGCCTTTTAATTGACCAATGGGCGCATGAGACAGGGCGCAAGATTGGCAAAGTAGCACCAAGCCTAGACGGTGAAAGAGTTGTTCAGTTAGGACTACAGAGCCACAAATTCACCGTTGAGGAAGGCTCAGAGTTTATTGAATGGCTATTGTGCTGGATGGCAGAAAAAGGAATAGAGACATGAAATTTAACCAAGGTGATACGGTGGACGGTCTTATAGAAGACTTGTTATATACCATCCACAAATACGATGAAGTTCTATACATGGCGACTGTTGTTGGCGCTTTAGAGTTTGTCAAATTACAGCTAATTTATGAAAGTAAGGAAATTGCTAATGATGAATGACAAGCCGCCAACAAGGGAAATGTGCTTAAAAATGGCAGAAATGTTGTTTAGTGATTTATTTATTAAACAAGCAGAGGAATTAGCTTGGAAATACTTGTTTATTTGGGCTATGTATGACCATTGGCTTGAAGAATATTGGATTGAAACATGATGTGTCCAATTTGCGGCACACGCAAGAACAAAGTCTTAGACACAAGAGCAAACCCCGAATTTATCCTTAGAAGGCGGGAATGCAACAACTTTCACAAGTACCAAACCAAAGAATATGCAATATCTGAAACACCAGTATGTGAGAAGCCAGAAACTCCTAAAGCTAGTGGCGGCTCTCTCTTGTCAAAGCTGTGGCATGGACAATGGCATTCAGGCGGCTCACAGTAATTGGGGTGGCGGTAAGGGTAAGGGCATCAAGGCTGATGACAACCTAGTGGCGGCTTTGTGCCTTAAATGCCATTACGAAATAGATCAAGGGGCGCATCTATCCAAAGATGAGCGCAAAGATATGTGGCAAAAAGCCCACATTGCAACGGTTGAGGCACTTGGGGACAAATGGCCCGCAGAAGTGCCAATTCCTCACTTACCCTTGTGAGCCTTGTCCAAGCCTTGAGCCTCATGTTGCTTCAATTCTTTTTCCACAGCTTTAATGCGGGACATTTCCTGACGATGCTCAGAGACTTTTTCGTAGTGCATAGGCTCACGGGGAGTTTTAGACTTTGCGGCTGTGATGATAAATTTTGAAGCCATGATAAATCCTGTTAAAATGGTGATTGACATTGTGCCACATAGCGCATAAAGTCAAAACCATAAATTCTTTGCAAGGAAAAATCATGGGAAAAGCTGATACAACAATGGCTAAAAGCACAACTGGCGCAACACCCCCTACAGGTGCGGCATCTTCTGACAAGTCTGGTGAGCGCATGGGTAAAACCGTGGGTGGCGTTGGCAT